GAGCGACAGCACAGCAGAACTCGACAGCATGTTGGCAGAGGCGACGGATGCGGTCACGGCAGCGGAACGCTCTAAAGCATCCGGCGCGGTTTGGAACGCCTGGCAGTGGCGTAGCTACGCAGACGCATTCCAGCCACGTGAACCGCTCTACTATCTGGTTGACGGTCTGCTTGCCGCTCCGTCGCTCAATATCTGGTACGGGCCGCCCGGCTCCATGAAGTCGATGATTCTGGCAGACCTGGCAGTCTGCGTAACGCTGGGCAAGCCGTTCCTGTCCGCTAACCCGAACGGCAAGCCAGGGCGCACATTTCCAACCCGACAGTCACACGTCGCTTGGGTTGACATGGACAACGGGCGCAGGCGCACCGACGTGCGCTTCGATGCACTGGGCAAGGCGCATGGCGCTGACGCAGGCAATCGCTTCCTGCACTACGTCTCAATCCCAAACCCCGTCTTTAACGCCGCCGACGATAGGCTGATGTCCGACTTCGAGCTTGGTATTCGCAACAACGATGTCAAGCTGTTGATCATCGACAACCTGGGTCTGTCAATCGGCGAGACAGACGAAAACAAGGCAGAGATGGCCGTCGTCATGCGAAACTTCAAGACCCTCGCAGAGAACTGCGGGACGTGCATCGTGATCATCCACCATCCGACAAAGGGCGGTGTGCAGGAAGGCGCACGGCTAGGCGACAAGCTGCGCGGCCATTCAACCATCGAAGCGGCGCTTGACTCTGCGATGTACATCGACAGGCTGGAAGGGCGAGAGGCTATCAGCGTCATTCCGACAAAGGTGCGCGAGTACCAAATCGAGGCGTTCGGAGCTGACTTCGCCTACGAACATCACGAAGGCACTTACGACCTGAAGACGGCGAGCTTCTTTTCCAAGCCGCACGATTCACCCGATGAAGTGCGGCGACGCCTTCTGCAAGACGTGATCCTGACCGTGCTGCTTGAACAGAAAGCGGGTAGTCAGGTGTCACGCAACGAACTGTATGAGAAGGTCGCCGGGATGGTCGAAGGGTCGCTAGGCAAGAAGACGCCGACTCGCAACGAGTATCGCGGACAGTTGACGGTGCTGGCAGAACTGCAACTGGTTGTCGAGGGCAAGGAAAAAGACTACATGTATTCCCTGTCTGATTCAGGCTGGCTTGAAGCTCAAAGCAGAAAGGTAAAGAGAGGTAAGGACAATGGCAACTGAGAAGATTTTTGACCGTGCAGATTTGTTGAAGTTCTTTGAGGAATCCAACGATGTCGGAGAGGTGCGCGCCATCTTGCCGCCGCAGTCGCTCTACGATGACCAAGACGGCAAGCTCGAAGTGTTCCCCGTCGCGGCGGAGACGACGTGCCTGTGGTGCGAGAAATATCTATTCGCCGTCGTGGTGCGCAAGGTCATCATGCCGTCACAGGCGCGCAAGCTCTTTCCCCAGGATCACATCCTGCGCACACGCCAGCAGGCGGAAGTGCATTACGGCTCATCGTCGGCGGAGATGGTGCGCTGGGCAGTTGACCAGGCTAACACCTGGCAAGACCTGGTGAAGTGGTCGATCCCGTCGCAGACCTTCGACCTGCGTTTCGCACAGACCGACGATAACCGGCCAACCGGCGTCACAGTCGATGATCTCCTGGCAGGTGACGAATGATTGATTTTCTTGCTGGCATCGGGATCGGGCTGGCGCTGGGCGTCGGCGTCTACATCGTCGGTCAATTTTTGGCGTGGCGGCGCCGCATGGGGCCGAAGTTACCAGAACTGTAGGAGGTGCAACCGTGACCGCATGGGACTTGATAGAGCGGTACATGAATCAGTATGGCGAATTGCCACAACCATATTCCGAAACAACGGAGCTAGAGCAATACGCCCGATTCATCGGCGTTGACCCTCCAGAACCCGACAGCATCGTTGCCATCGTGCAGATGCTGCGCCAGCGCCAACAAGAGACCATCAGGGAAGCCGGACAGATGACGCTGATATAGTTCGCTGTTGACGTTGCTTTTCATTGCCCACAGTGATATAATTCTCTCTGTCGGGCGTGCCAACCAACGATACACATGAGAATAAGGGTCTTGATCGAGAACGCTCACGGAGCGGGTTGGCACACCATCGATCAAGACCCTTGTTCGTTTTGTGGGAAAGGACAGAACAGAATGGACGCACTTGCAAAGCTGTCGGCGGCGACCTACGCACTTGCCGAAGCGAAGACTCTTGACGAAGTGAAACACATCATCGACATCGCAGAGGCGGCACGCACCTACGCACGCGCCGCCAAGCTGGGCTTGGAAACTGCCAACCACGCCGCAGAAGTCAAGCTACGCGCCGAACGCAAGGCGGGGGAACTGCTGGGACAGTTGGAACGGGCGCCGGCTGGAAGGCCGACAGAAAATACCCGACAGCCTTTCGGCAATTTCTCAGAGTATCGCCAGACTCTGCAAGAAACTGGCGTAGAGGAACGCACCGCACAACGCTGGCAGGTTGCTTCGACTGTGCCGGAAGAGGTCTTCGAGGAGCACCTTCAACCCGCCTTGTTTGCCTGAATTAAAAAACCCGGTCGCTCTGACCGGGCTTTCCTTTACGCCATCCCCGTGCGCTTCGCTTCATCCACAATGAGCCAGCGGATGGCGGCGCCCATACTCAACCTCCAAAGCTTGGCCAGCTTCTGGAAGTCGGCGCGTTCCTCAGAATCCACGTTCACCGTGATCGTCCCCGTCCCGGCAAACACAGACTCACGCTGAACATCCTTCACGCCACGATCGAACGCTTCTCGCATCAACGTGCGCGCCGCCGCCGTCCTGGACATGCCGCGCTTGGCAGCAATGCCGTCCAGTTTCGCAACGAGTTCGGGCGTCGCTGACACGGTGATACACGTACCTCTGAAAACCTGTCGCACCTTTGCCATACTCTTTCCCCTTTCAGGCAATATCGACCAAAACGAACAATACAACTAATAGTAATGCACACTCAGTAGATTGTCAATAGATTGCAACCTTACGACGAAAATCGGCGGATGAAAATGTAATTGATTGTCAAAAGACTATCAAATGTAACTCAAATGTAAAAAAACTTATGTCTACCTACCAGAGTAAAAAATAGAAATTGATTTGAGTTACATTTGATAGTCTTTTGACAATCAATTGTCAATCAATCGCCTTTTCTCTTTTTGAGGTTGCCTTACAGGAAGTGCAGTAGAGGCGTCTTCATCTGTGATACCCTGTTTTTTCACTGCTAGGAATGGGGCGAACGGCTGCCGGGTTCGCCCTACACTACGCCCCCTATAATAATAATATCTAAAGATATTATTATAGGGGGCTATGTGTAGGGTGAAAACACCCTGCTGACCGCCGTTCGCCCCAAATCAAATCCTAAATACCCCGGCGCCGCGCCCCAACTTGACGTAAAATTTTCTCATTTTCCACTTTGCTGTGATGCTTGACATACATTGCCTGGAGTGATAAACTCATCTCATGGCGATAGGGCAATATCAGAGCGTCAAACACAAATCATCCTGGAAGGCTGAGCGCAGAGACGACGGCAACGGTTTTCTCATCGCGCAGGCAAAGGGCGCTGACATCTACGAGGTGGCGGTGTCATTTGGCATCAAGTTGACATCGGAGTCCGGCAACCGGGAATTTTCCGGCGCTTGTCCACGCTGCGGCGGAACTGACTGTCTGCACGTGAGCCGTGCGACGAACGGCTGGTTCTGTCGCAAGTGCAACGGCTTGGAACGTCACGGCTGGAAGGATGCAATCGAGTTCGTCACCTACTACGGGCGCACCGACTTTCGCGCCGCCGTGGAACGCCTGACAGGTAGACCGATGGAAGGAAAATCACCCATGCAGAAAAACATCACGACGCCCGTTGCGGTAGAACCGCATCTGTCGGGCGTGGAGGCCGGTAGAATCGATGATAGCGATAAATTCGACCCAACATACTGGGTGCCACGCTACGAACGTTCTGTGGCGCTTCTAGCGGATTTGGAAGCTGGCGCCAGCGCGCAGGCTTACCTGACCGGGCGCGGCTTCGAGCGCAAGACCTGGGAACGGTTCGGCTTTGGCTTCGACCCGGCGGTCGCTGTGCCAGGTACGGACGGGCAGCAGCGCGCGTCGGCGGTCGTCATGCCCTGGTTTGGCGGCGGCCAGCTTCGTGCGCTGCGCTACCGGTTCCTCGGAGCGCAACAGCGACCGAACGGCAAGCCGGTCAAGCAGACCGGGCGCGGCTCACCGAAGGGGCTGTTCTTTGGCGGGTTGGGGATGGAAGGTTTCCAGGCGTTCCAGACCGACAAGCCGACAGAGCGGCTGCGTTGCCTGTTTGTCTGCGAGGGTGAGATGAATGCGCTGTCCATCTGGCAGGCGGCGCACCCGGCGCGCGTGGACGTGGTGAGCATCGGCTCGCAGGATTCCAAGTTGACCGCGCCCATGCTCGATTTTGTCGCACGCTACGGCGACGTGGTTGCTTGGCTTGACCAGCCTGACCGGTCGGCCAACGTCGTAGCGGCGATTCGTGAGCGTGTGCCGCACGTGCTTGGCATCGCGTCGCCAAAGGACAACGACGCCAACGACTGGCTGAAACTGGGCAAGCTGCAATACATCGTTGCGTGGTTGCGCCTGGAGAGAGCAGCGGGCGGCGACGTGGATGCGATCCAGCGCATCATCTACGACTACCTCGACGCGGTAGACGCTGGAGAGATGACGCTGGGCGGCGAAACGATGGAAATTCTGCGCAAATTCGGCGCAAAAATTGGTGTAGGGATTTGAGAATGTTTTTTGGAATGGAAGGGGTGCAATGAAGGTTTGTGAAAACTGTGGGGCGGAAAGCGTAAAGGCGCGCGACATGTGCAACTCGTGCTATCAGTACTGGCGAAAGCACGGGGAGATGCGTCAGGTCTCGGTGCATCTACATCCACACCGACATGCAACTGGCTGCGTCAACTGCGGAGCCGTTCTCGTTGTTGGCAAAAAACGACAGGGGCTGTGCAATGCGTGCAGCAGTTTTTTGAGAAAAAACGGACGGATGCGCACAAATGCAGACATCAAGCATAAGCCTGGCGGTATATGCACCAACTGCAAGGCTGAGGTTGCCGTGACGAAAGGTCTTTGCAAGACCTGTTACAACTATCAGAATGTTTATGGTGTGAATCGTCCGCGTCGCCTTTACAGCAGACCTGAGCATTGCAAGAACTGTGGGTATCCATTAGTGAGCGGTGCGCAGAACGGCATAGCGAGGCCATCGAAAGGGCTTTGCAGACGATGCTATGAATACCAAAAATCATTCAAGGTTGCGAGACCTCCTCGTTTATGGCAGAAGGGAGCGTACGGTTGGTGCGACTGTGGCCAGCCGGCAGAGCATATCATTGCGGTGAAGATTCACAACCACGTTGACAACATTCCCGTTTGTGACGCTTGTTGCGCAGAGGAAATGCGGCAACGCGCCATCTACGGCGACGTTTCGGTGCAAAGTGGCGTTGATTTGCAGTGCAAACGGTGATTTGCATCGCCATTCGCAATGAATTTGCATAAACCTATTGCAAAATATCACTGATAGTGATAACCTTTGCATCATAAGCGCAGGGTTTATGGTGCAAAGGGGCTGCAATGCAAGAGGCTATCGTTGAAATTGAAAATGCGTTGATGCGAATCGACCCGCTATCGTGGTTCGATTTTTTTCGTGGCGTTGCAAGGCACGGTCGTTTGCATCGCTTCGAGACGATTGACACGCCGATGCTGCAAGGCGAGTCTGCATTGCGGCGCTATGGCATTCACTGCTACGGGCGCGGCGTGGAAATTCGTTTGCGAACCGATAACGAGGGGCGCAAGCGTCGGGAGTACATGCGCTGGTTCTACGTCAATCGCAAGCAGGCTAACTTTGCAGAGTACATCCTCATTCGGCATGGTATCCAGCCGTCCAACCCACTGAATGCAAAAAACTGGAATGCGGCTGGGCGTGGTGGATTCCGCGCCTGGGATGCAAAGCGGTCGCTGCGTCCAACCACGCTGAATGAGGTCATCTCGAATCTCTTTGGAGGCGGGCGGTGAAGTGGTTCAGCCTGTCCCTCTTTGGTTTTCTTTCCCTACTGATTGTTGGATTTGCCTACACGCGCCCTGAGCGTGTCAACGCCGTTGCAGACAACACAGGCGCATTCTTCGATGCGCTTGGTGCGACGATCATCCTATTGATGCAAATCGGCGTTGGGGCTGGCGCTGTCATGGCCGTTATCGGTGCGACGTGGTTTGGTGCGCGTGCGTTCAATTCCTGGCAGGATGGCAAAGACCGGCGCCGGCGCATGGTTGACGGCGCTTTCCCGATGGTAGAGTATCGTCTCCCTAATGGCGCAAAAGGATTTTGGAATCCGAACGCATCGCTTGATGAGTTTGCCGTGATGGGCAAACAGGGATTCATGGCATTTTCGAATCCAGAGTTCGGCCCGGATCGACGGTTGACTGCGAAGCTGGCGCATGAGCAGGTCAATGCGTTCCGCGCCGTGTATCCCGGTGACAACGCTCGCACGGATGAATATGGCTATTTGTCCCAGATGCCCAGAGGCGGCGGCTCTGGCAGGCTGAGGCAGCTCATGGACAAGCAGCGACCTGTTGTTGCGGAGACGCCAGAAGGTGCGATTCTGGAAGGTGAATTGAATCCGCACTTGACGACAGGGGAAGCGGCGCTGCGCCTGTCGCGTCCTGACAAGTGGATTTTGGGGCAAGAGCCTGTGACCAACGGGCACGCCGTCTTTCGTCCCGTCACCGACGTGCATGCCGCCGTCGTCGGTGCGACCGGTTCCGGCAAGACCAAGAGTGTAGGCTACTTGATGGCGTTGAACGCTGTGCGTAGCGGCGGGCGCTTGGTCATCCTGGACGCTGACAACGGTGTTGACTGGCGACGCTTTGCCAGTCATGCGGAGTGGCACGAAACAGATGCTGGCGTCTTTGAGGATCATCTGGCGGCGATCATGGCCGACAAGCTGCAACGTGACCGGGTATTGCAAGCGCACAACCTGGATGAAATCGGCGCTGACCCGGCCGTGCTCAGAGACTATCCGCGCACCTTCGTTTTCATCGAAGAATACGGCTCGCTGCTTGCGTCGCTGCGTGGAAGTGGGGCGGCGCGTGCGCACCGCGTGGACAACATGCTTGACGAACTTATGCGCAAGGCGCGCAAGTGCGGTATCCACGTCGTGCTATTTGACCAGTATCCCAACCAGTGGACAGACCAGACGTTGGTCAATGCCAAGACGAAGTACGTTTTCCAGATTGACGGCGGCAAAGGTGCGAAGGTCAGCGCGCACAACGCCGGGTTGCTTGACCTCGGAGAGTTCATCCTTCGTGGTACGAAGTACAACAGCTTCGACATGGGCAAGGAATACGCTTCGCTGTTGACGGCCATACCAGCGCCATCGTATCCGGCGTTGATTGACGGACATGCGGCGCCGGTTACGCCTGTTGCTGTTGTCGAAGACGGTGCGCCGGAGTGGGAAGCATCGTTCACGGGCGCGATGCCAGACCCGAAAGACGCACCTAAGCGGGACGTGATTTACGCGTGGCGTGAGCGAAATCCGGCTGGTACACAGGCTGATTTCCGACAGTGGTTGGCGATACAGCACGGCATGGAATATGCGCGTGGCTATGTGTCAGACTGTTTTAAGGAGTGGGATGCACTACAACAGAGGTCTTGACAATAACGCCAACAGTGATAAATTGTAACTATGGGCAGTTTTAACTATCAGTAAGGGAGATATGGGAATGGCTATCGACTGGTCGCAGTTGTCGCAGATTCTGATTACGCTGGCCATCATCGTTGTGGCGATGGCGGCTGTCTGGTACGTGCGCTCGGAGAAGATTGACAAGATGACGCGTCAACGCTTCGAGACGGCGCGCCAGTTCGTCTTCGATGCCGTGCTTGCGGCTGAAAAGCAGTATGGGGACGGCACGGGCACGATCAAGCGCGCCTGGGTTGCGGACATGGTGACGAAGTTCGGCTTCACCGACGTGATTGACGAAGACCTGCTGACCATCTGGATCAACACCATGCTGGAACGCTATGAGGCGGAACGTGCAGCGGCAGGGGTGAAGTGATGGCCTACGCTTGCCAGATAGTTGACGGGCATCTGCGTGTACTTGCGGGTACCAACCAGGAGCCGTGTCGGGCGATTGACGATGCGATGGCGTGGCTTGAAGAAGGGCGCATCGTCATCGTTGCGGATAGTGACATGCCGGAACTGAGACGGCGCCTTGAAGTGCGGGCGATGCTCAGCGATCCAGAATACGCCGTGCCGGGCGAGATCCATCGCCGCGTGGAAGCGTGGCCGGAGAAGACTGACAGGCGCATCGATAGTTTGGAGAAGCGCTTGGCGTTTTTGGAAGCGACGGTGCACCGGATGATCAACGCTGACCCAGACCGGCGCTGGCAGGCAACGGAGGGAGACGCACAGGATGCAATGGGTTGAAGCGGCGCGCATCGGGCGGCGGCGTGATGGCAAGCTTTACTGTGAGGAAGTCTTCATGCAGTACGGCAAGCCGCTCAGTGCGCAAGAGGCGATAGAGCGGCTTGCGCATGGGCGCATGGCGTTTGTGAATCGGGCGGATGCGAAAGCGGTGTTTGCGAAGGCCTTAGAAATAGAGGAAAGGGAAAGGAAGAATGACAGACTGGACGATCCAAGCAACTAAGGCATTATCCAGGCTGGACGGCCACCGCTCTGCCCGCATGAAGCGGGACACCATCATTGGCGTCATTGCTGCAAAGACGGAAGGCAAGACCGTCGTGCAGTATTTTGCCAGCGGTAACGCTTCGGTCAGCAAGCATGGCTTCGAGAAGTGGTTGCTTGACCCTGTTTTCAAGGCCGTCTTCGATGAAGTCGAAACGCTGGCGTACAACACGATGGACAGAGAAGCGCTGAAGTCTTTGCGCACGGCGCGCCGGTCTTTGACGCAAGCGGCGGACGTTGCGGTAGCGGAGCTTGTGCGCATCGTGCGCAGTTCTGACGACGTGAAGGTGCGCCTGGCCGCCGCCAACAGCATTCTCGACAGAGTATCATTTGAGGCTCTGAAGGATGAAGATGGAACGGGCGGGATGGAGCGGCGCGCCATCATCAACAGCGATACGATGGCGGCGCTGATTGCGGCAGCGATGGCGCAGCGTGGGAGTCTGGTCAGCGACGATGCAGACGTTTGACCAGGCGGCAGAATGGGCAAAGTGTTATGCCGATGTCGCCTACTTTGTTCACCGCTACTGTTGGGTGTTCAACGCCAACGAAGAGCGGTGGATGCGTTTCACGCTGTGGCCTGCTCAGCGTGATGCTTTGTACGTCTTCGATGATAACCGCCTGGTCATCGTGCTCAAGGCGCGCCAACTTGGATTGACCTGGCTGGCGCTTGGTTTTGCGCTGTGGCTGATGCTTTTTCGCCCGGCGTCGGTTGTTGGCATCTTCTCCCGCATCGAAACCGACGCCAAAGAACTCCTAGACTTTCGACTCAAAGAGATGTACCGCCGTTTGCCGTTTTGGATGCAAGCGGCGGGCGTCATAGAGGACAACAAGAGTCGATGGCGATTGTCCAACGGTTCAACGGTCATGGCCTTTGCGACCACAGGCGGACGCTCCTATACCTTCTCACTTGTGTTGGTAGATGAGGCCGACTTTCAGCCTGACTTAGATTCGCTGATGCGTGCGGCAAAGCCGACAATAGACGGCGGCGGGCGCATGATCATGCTTTCTACGTCAGACAAGAGCGCGCCGGCGTCACGCTTCAAGGCGACGTACCGGGCAGCGAAAGCCGGGCTGAATAGCTGGCGTGAGGTCTTTTTGTCGTGGCGTGCCAGACCTGACAGGACAGAGAGTTGGTACGCAGAACAGGAGCGTGACAGCGTTGCCAACACGGGGGCGCTTGACGACCTGTACCAAGAGTACCCGGATACTGAGACCCAGGCGCTCGCACCGCGTGCGCTTGACAAGCGCATCCCGTCGGTGTGGCTGGAAGCCTGCTACGTCGAAGCGGCGCCGATTGTGCCAGCCGGAGCGCCGATGTTGCCTGGTCTGACGATGTACGTCAAACCAGAGATGGGCAAGGTCTATGTCATCGGCGCTGACCCGGCTGAAGGGAATCCGAACAGTGACGAATCGTCGGCGACGGTGCTGGAATTCGAGACGGGTGAAGAAGTCGCCAGCCTGTCGGGACGTTATGAAATCGACGTGTTTGCAGGCTATGTGGAGCAGATTGCCATCTATTACAACTGGGCAGCGGTGTTGCCGGAGCGCAACAATCACGGACATGCGTTCATTCTGTGGTTTCAGCAGAACAGCCGGATTCCACTTCTGGACGGCAACGACAAGCCCGCAAAGAGTCGACAACCAAAACCGGGTTGGTTGTCGAATCGACTGGGCAAGGCGCTGATGTACAGTCAGATTGCAGAATCGATGCGGGACGGCAACATGCGTTTGCACAACTTTGAGACCTACATGCAACTGGCAAGTATCGAAGGCGCTACGCTCCGAGCGCCGGACGGACATCATGATGACAGGGCAACTAGCGCAGCGCTTGCGGACTGCGCACGGGTACAGTTGGTCAAATCCAGGAAAGTAGCAGGTGTGATATGAGTTACAGCAGCGTGGCGATTTTGTCGGTAATCAACAGCCTTCTTTCTGACAGGTATCAGTCAGCCGCAGGTGCGCAAACCTTTGACGGCAAGCGCGACGTGTACGCTTCGGCGGGATACCCGGAGACGGTCGCGCCGGCTGACTACCGTCGTCAGTACGAGCGGGAAGGTCTGGCAAAGCGTATCATCGAAATCGTATGCGACTACACGTGGAAGGGGGACACGTGGATACAGGACACGAAGGGCGTAGCCTACAGTCCCTTCGAGGCTGCTTGGCGTGCGCTGGTAGCGTCACGTGCCACCGCCGATGGCGACACGGAGCCTGGTGTCCTGCACTACCTGACGCGTGCGGACATCGTGGCGGGCATGGGTCGCTATGCCGTGATCCTGTTGGGCGTCAAGGACGGCAAGGCGCTGTCGGAGCCGATGGAAGTGAACGCTCTCAAGACGCCTGACGACTTGCTGTACTTGTCCATCTTCGCAGAGGATTCGGCGGGCATTGCCACGTGGGAAAAGGACACCGGATCACGGCGCTACGGAAAACCGCTGGCGTATAACCTGACCACGCTGCGCGGTGATGAAAAGAAGATAGAGCCGGTGCACTGGACGCGATGCGTTCACATTGCCGATGGTGCGCTGACCAACGACGTATTTGGCACGCCACGCTTGCAGGCGGTGTACAACCATCTACTCAACATCGAGAAGGTCTTGGCGGCCACGGGTGAGGGTGGCTGGCGCATCATGAATCCGTCGGTCATCTTCTCCACGCGTGAAGGCTACGAGTTGCCAAGACCCGACGCCCGTATGCCCGCCGACATGCGCCAGAAGCTAGAGGATGCGCGCGACGAGCAGCAGTCGCAGATTGACGAACTTGTGCACGGGTTGCGGCGGGCGCTGGCGCTTGATGGGTTAGAGCCGCACTGGCAGGACACTGAGATGCAAGACCCGTCCGGCGCCGTTGATGTCTATCTCAAGATGGTTTCAGCCAGCACGGGCATTCCGTTGCGCATCCTGACAGGTAGTGAGCGTGGAGAACTGGCCAGCTCACAGGATGAAGCGAACTGGGCAGGCGTCATCGAGGCGCGGCGCACCCGCTACGCAGAACCGCTGATACTGCGACCGCTGGTAAATCGTCTTCAATGGGCAGGTGCGCTACCGCCGGCGGCAGGCGGCGTCTATGTCGTGAACTGGTCGGTCGTACAAGTGCCAGACCCCAACGAGGCGGCGCAGCGTGCGGAAACTTACGCCAGCGCCTTGCAGAAGGTCGGCGTGCAGGTTGACGGCAAAGCGTTTGTTGGAGCGTTCGTGCCGGACTTGCCGGAAAGCGCCGTGATCGATGCTGTTGTGCCGGAAGCACCGGAAGCACCGGAAGGAGAGGAGGTGCAGGCTAACGCCGACTTTTTTCGACGCTGGCACGTTTACCCGTAATGCCATGATTTTGCAGCTTGACCCTGGCAATCCAGACGCTGAAGCGGATGCCATCGCACGCTTGGCAGGTGAGTATCAAGACGACGTAGCTGCGTCTCTGCGCAGGTTGTCGCAGACGGTAGTCTCAGGCTTGGATGCGCAGACCGTGCGCGACATCGAGCGCCTGCTA